ATTGGATTATCGCTAAGTATGGACGCAAAAAGCGCGGCGGCTGGTGAGGTTGCCGGTTTGGGTCCTGATGGGCAAGGGGAGTTCTTCGAGTAAACTTTCCGCTTGACACGCTCGCAACCGTTCGGTTACAGTTGCGGTTATGAGGAAATACGACAAAGACGACGTGATGCAGGCCCTTCGTGACCTCATTGCAAAGTCCAATCAGAGCAAAGTGGCAGCAGGACTCGGATACACACCCCAGTACATCTCTCAAGTCCTGATGGGCAAGAAGGCGCTTACGGCTGATCTTGCCTTGCGCGTGGGATTCATTCAACTGCCCGATGCTTACGTGCGGGCACCGAAAGGAAAGGTGAAGTAATGAAGACTCTGCTAATCACCAAAGCAGACTTGAATGAGCGTAACGAATACACGCGCTCACGAGACCTTGAGTTTGAAGGCCACATCGAAGTTGAGGCATCGCTCGGATGGGTAGTTGTGCTCGGCTTCATTCGCGCCAGCGGCCGCTTGGGCATCAAGGCTGGCTCGAGCATCAAGGCTGGCGAGGGCATCAAGGCTGGCGAGGGCATCAAGGCTGGCTAGGGCATCAAGGCTGGCTTGGGCATCGAGGCTGGCGAGGGCATCGAGGCTGGTGAGGGCATCGAGGCTGGATTTTGGATTCACTGCAAACTCTCAATTTCGGTTAAAATGCGCATCTTTGCTGGCCTCTGCATGTGGTGTCTCCCGCGTCCTGACGAGCAGGTTATTGAGTGCGCCGAACTGAAGTCTGGAAACGTGGCGTTCGGGACTCTGAAACTTATCGAAGCACCGAAGAAAGAAGGCAAGTAGTGGACAACCAGAATGCACTGCAAGTTCAGGACATTGACAAACTGGCCGTACGCAGCAACATAACTGCGGACGTTCAGCAGTTCGAGTTTCAACAGCGCGCTGCACGGCTATTCGCAATGAGCGGTCTATTCGCGGACATCAAAGGTCAGAGTCCTGAGCAGTCCATCGCCCAGGCGTTCGTGAAGATCTCTTTGGGCGAGAGCGTGGGATTCATTCAACTGCCCGATGCTTACGTGCGGGCACCGAAAGGAAAGGTGAAATAGTGAGACAGCCTCCGATTGAAGCAGAAGCATTTGCGAAGTGGTTGCGCGATGAAGGCGCATGTGGCGAGTCCCGCCGGTGGTCAAAAGGTCTGGACCTCTTGACGATATGGAATACTTGCGAACGTGGCGATTGGCTTGAATGGCTACTCAACGCTTGCGGGTATCAATGGACGGCCCCGGCGTTGGAAGCCTACCAGAAGGCGAAGGCCCCGGCGTGGGAAGCCTACCAGAAGGCGAAGGCCCCGGCTGAGGAAGCCTACCAGAAGGCGACGGCCCCGGCGTGGGAAGCCTACCAGAAGGCGAAGGCCCCGGCGTGGGAAGCCTACCAGAAGGCGAAGGCCACGGCTGAGGAAGCCTACCAGAAGGCGAAGGCCCCGGCTGAGGAAGCCTACCAGAAGGCGACGGCCACGAGTATCCGCGAGATCACCCCGTATCCGTTTGAGAAAGAAGGCAAGTAGTGGACAACCAGAATGTACTGCAAGTTCAGGACATTGACAAACTGGCCGAGTACCAAGAGCAAAGCATTTCCATGGTGCAGCAGCGGGAAAAGGCCAAGATCGAATCCCGCTACATCATGGCTTTGCGGCAACCGCGGGACAAAGACCTCACAGCAGTTCGCCAGAAGATGCTACGTGAATGCAGCCGGCCTTCTTTCTGTGCTCCTGACATGAGCAAAAATGGGTCCAGCGTGGCAATCTACCGTATCCCTCGTGGAAGTGGAAGCAAGAGGGTTTACATCGAAGGCGTCACGATTCGTTTTGCAGAGATGGCAAAACGCTGCTACGGTCACATCTTCGTGGAAGTTACGCCGCTTGGCGAGGATGAGACACAGCAGATTTATCAGGTTGAGGCGACCGACTATCAGAATAACGACGGCGGAAGCGAGATCGTGATTGTCCCGAAGCGTATTGAAAGGAGTTATGCCAAGGATTCAGATGTGGTCCTTTCAAAGCGAACAAATAGCAGCGGGGAGACAACCTTTACCATCATCCCAACTGATGATGAGTTGTTGATGAAGCGGAACGCGCTGCTCTCAAAGGCTCGGCGCAATGTCATCATGGCCTGTATCGATGGATGGTTGGTCGAAGAGTGCAAAGCGAAGATTTGGGAGACGGCAGCGGCGAAGGATGCAGAGAATCCTGGCGCGGCCAAGACGGCCATCTTCGATGCGTTCGCATCCATCGGCGTATCAGCCGTCCAATTGAATGACTACCTTGGACACGCTGATTCTTTGAGTCCTGCTGAGCTTGACGAGCTGCGCAGCCTGTACGGCGGTATCAAAGAGAGCTACACGACATGGGCAGAGATCGCGGCCAGCAAGGGCGAAGGCAAGGACGACGGCTCATCCGAGCGCATCGAAGCGCTGGTCAAGGAATTGGAGTACACCCCCGCACAGGCCAGGACCAAGAAGGCGAAGTATGCCGGTCGCCCGAAAGAGTTGATTGAGTGGCTTGAGGGTGAAGTCACCAAGAAGCGCAATGACGGCGGATCTCACTCTGCCAAGAACGCAACGGCGCAGCAAGTAGAAGACCACAAGCCGGAAGCGAAGACCACTCACCGCGAGTCGGCCGAACCGGAGACGCAGCAGGACGCAAAGCATTCGGGTCCCGTTGAGCAAGAGAAGCCGAATAGTACGCCTCCGGCTGGTGACTTCAGCAACTGGTAATCAAGTTTCGGCCATCCCCAATGGGTAAGCTGGCCGGAAGGTGCGCGGAAGTGGTGAGCGATAGCGCTTCCGAGATCCTGCCTATCTATGCTGGGCTGAAACCCTGGCGTTCGGATTCGGACCGCGCACTATAACATCAGGACACAAGAAAGGAACGTCATGCAAGGAACGGTCATCTGGTTCAACAATCAAAAGGGATACGGATTTATATCCCGCGAGGATGGAGAGAAAGACCTCTTCGTCCACTACTCAGCCATCCAACAGGAAGGCTACAAGAAACTCACAGAAGGCCAGCGAGTGACCTTTGAAGTAGAGCAGGGTCCGAACGGCTTGCAGGCTGCCAACGTCACAGTGGAGGGATAGCATGAACGTCCCTGCCCTGCGTCAATCAGTAGAAGACAAGATGGCTTGCGAGTACGGCTATGCACTTGCTCACACAGACCTAGTTCAGATTGGAGGGGTCAAGTTCCCCTCCACTGAGCCAGGGGAGCGCGGCCAGGACGTTCACGCGGTGCTGGCGCCCTACGCCGAGCATTGCACGCGCAAGAAGGTGCCGGCAGATTTTGTTTATCTCGAATCACTCTGCAAAGCTATCGGCGATGAAGCATGGAGCATTCTTGAGTCCTGCCGCGACAACCTAACCATCGACTGGAAGAACTTCATGGGAGCTGAAATCTCCTTCGGACTTGACGAAGACTTCCGACCAACTTGGAGCTATGACCACGATGGGAAGCGAGTCCCGATCTGGCCGGGATGGGGAATTCAGGACTCTGGAAAAGAGCCCATCTACTGCGGCATCATTGATCAACTGTATGTGATGCCCGGCGGCCGGTTGGCACTCGTTCCTGACTGGAAAACACATCCCCGCCCATTCCCTGCTGATACAGTGCAGGGCAAGCGTTACGACCTTGCCGTGATGATGCACTTGCCCGAACTTACAGAGAGCGAGTTTTCTCTTCGCTTCGTTCGCTACGGCAACGCGGTGACCACCAAGAAGTATTTCCGCTCGGACGTTCCTGACCTCATGGAAAACATGCGCAGAGCGCGGGCGCGCCAGGTTGCCATTCATGAGAAGGTAGCCAACACCGAACCGCTTCGGGCGCACGGCGGGGCACACTGCACCTACTGTCCTTGCACCTTGAACCCGGTAGCCTATCCGTGCCCCATCATGAAACTGAATCCGAATCTCAACATGAGGCCGGAAGAGCGGCTGAATTGGAAGTTGGTTTACGGCGCAATGGCGGCGGTGAACGATAAGGTTCTGCATCAGTTAGTGGACGGATCAGGACTCGAAATCTACTCTCAGGATGCCAACGGCAAGGTCTACAAGTACGGACCGAAGGAATCCACCGAGACTATTGCTCCGCTGTTCGTTCAGGACCCAGATGGTGGATTCAAGATGCCGATTTTGGACGCTTTGACTGACTGGTTCAACGCCAACCCGAAAGACCTCATTCCTCGCAAGGGAAGCCAGCCGTGGTGCTGCAATCTGCGCATTGGATGGTCGCAGCTCAAGAGTTACATCAAAGCGAACAAGCGCGAGTTGATCCACAACAGGATCAAAGACCTCGTAACCGTCAAGACAACCGTAGAGTACGGGGTTACGCGGGAGGCTGAAGTCGATGACGGATTGGAAGAGAAGAAACCGTGGGACGCTTCGGGTCCTGATGAATTGGAGTTCTAACAGTTCGTGGGGTAGTGGCTGGCAACTTTGGGACTTCCGTTCGGTCCTGTCGGAAGCAGGACGCCCAATCACGACCCCTAAGCCCCGCGATTCAACTTTTGAGAAAGGATCATCATGGTCGAACCATATCCTCTTTACTGGCCGGAAGGATGGAAGAGAACTCTATCCTATAACCGCACTCACAGCCGATTCAAGACAGGTTTTGCAACGTCACGCGACTTCCTGATAGCAGAGGTCAAGCGCCTCGGCGGGACTCAAGTCATACTCTCGACAAATGTGCGCTTGCGCGGTGACGGCCTCCCATATGCCAGTGAGCGCGAACCTGAAGACGGCGGGGCAGCCATCTACTTCACATACAAGAAGCAGTCGATGTGCTTCGCCTGTGACCGTTACCGAACCGTGAAGGAGAATCTTACCGCCATTGGCAAGACCATCGAAGCCCTGCGCGGCATGGAGCGCTGGGGTGCCAGCGACATGATGGAGCGCGCCTTCCGTGGGTTTGCGCAGTTGCCCGAATCAACAGGACATGACTGGTGGGACGTTCTACAAGTACGCCGCGATTCGCCGCGTGACATTATCGAGTCGAACTTCCGCAGGCTTGCGGCTGACCGCCATCCTGACCGCGGGGGAAGCAACGCTGCAATGTCTGAATTGAATATCGCTCGTGAGCAAGCGCTCAGAGAGTGCCACTCTTAACCGTTTCAGAAAGTGAGTAAGCCATGAAACTCAGCACCATCCATCTTGAGGACTTCGGTCCATACGTGGACCAAACAATAAACTTCGACCAGCCACTCAACGTCATTCGCGGAGACCTTGCACAGGGCAAGACGAAGCTCTCGCAAGCCATCCAACTCAGCTTTGCCAAGATATGCGATGGCATCGACGGCAAAGGCTCCGGCTTCCGTGACAAGATCCGTCTCGGGGAAGACAAGGCCATCATCACCGCCGGGCTGGAAACTGCGCAGGGAGCCATCCAAATCAGGACCACCTACGGACCCGGCAAGAGGGGACGCGACTCTGTTGTGATTGCAGGCCAAGGTGGCGATGGTCAGAACATCGCAGCGGGATTCGAGCAGTATCTCCAGCGCAGTGAAGAGCGTTTCTCTTGTGTCCTGGACTCGGAATACTTCACGCGTCCCGGCACAGACCAGCGTGCTATCCTCGCATCGCTGGTACTGCCCACGCATCATGACTTCGATGCAAAGATAGTCGCATTGGTCGAGAAGCATCTCGGCAAGGTCATCGATTGGAATGCGAGTCCTGTTGCTGTCATCGACAAGGTGTTCGGCGACAAGACCAGCGGCGTATACAACGCCAGGACGCAAGCCAAGGCGGCACTAGGCGCCATCTACATCCCGCAGAAGCCGGTACAGCCTCAGTATCCTGCCGAGTTGGTCCAGCAGAAGCTACTAGCCTTGCGCGAGAAAGCATCGCAGGAATCGAAGAAGGTCAAGCGGTCAGGCACAGCGCAGACAGGGCGGCTCGAACGGGAACTTGAGCAGGTAGCAGAAAAACTCACTGCGGCATTCTCCGAGCGCACGGCGGCCATTGCCAAGCGCGGCGAGATTGAGGCCGAGATGGTGGACGGCGCGACGCTTGCCAGTCTCAAGCAGATTGCCGGCCAGCGCTCAGCCTTTGCCACGCTCCAGACGGCTATCGATGCCTTTGCTGCCGAGATTCAGGACATGAAGGACGCCCAGGAGATTTACGAAGGTCTTCGGGACGATTGCCTCTGCCCAACATGCAAGCAAGTCATCAAGCCCGAGTTCATCGCTGCCAAGATCGCCGAGCACAAAGGGCATGAACTGGAACTGACCGAGAGCCGCGCGCAACTCATACAGCAACAGAAAGCGCTGGGCGACATCAAGGCAGCCGAGGAAGCCATCCAGAAGCAGGAGAAGTCCGTCGCGGCGAAACTGGAGCAGGTCAAGAAGGTCACCGAAACCACCGAGCGCATCGCCACACTGGAAAAGCAAAGTGGGGACGCCAAGGCTGCTTTGGATACTGCCAAGGCTGCCGAGTCCGAGCCGGTCGATACGACTGCGATCGATGCGGTCAACACCGAGATCAGCGAGTGGGAAGCGCGGCTGGTGCCAGCAGTCCAGTACGAGTCAACCATCAAGCAGATTGAGACGGCTACAAAGCAGTGGCAGGACCAAAAGAACGACGTCGATGAACTGGAAACACTCTGCGAGCACTTTGGCCCCAAGGGTATCAAGGCCACTCTTCTGCAGAAGCACATCGGCGGGTTCAACGAGTCGGTGAATCGGGTCCTGAACTGGTGGGGATACTCGGCAACGCTCTCCTTTGAACCCTACAGTTTCGACGTGGTGACGCCGGAGACTACACCAAAGACGCTGCCGGTCAAGGAACTGAGCGGGTCTGAGTTGTTTCGGTTCCTGGTGGCTCTCCAGTGCGCAATCGCCGTCTACTCCAAGATCAAGATGGTCCTGATTGACAAGGCAGACATTCTGATCGACGCACACCGCGGCAAGCTCTTCGCCGGCGTCAAGCACCTGCTCGATACCGGGCTGCTGGAGAAGGCTTTCATTTTTGTCGCTGACAAGCGGCGTGAGGCTCCGAAGCAAGAGGGAGTCGGGTTCTACCTGGTAGAGAAAGGAAAGGTCGAGAGACTGTCATGAAAGCTCTAAGTGTGCGCGCCCCGTGGTGGTGGGCCATCCTCCACGGTAAGCCGGTCGAGAATCGGGACTGGTATACCAACGTCCGCGGTCGCGTCTTTCTCCATGCCAGCAAGTTCTGGAAGCAAGATGAGATCAACTGCGATCTGGATGACATTTACGACATGGCCGAAGATGACGGAATCAAGCTTCCAGATGTTGACCTGGACGTGATGAAAGCCGCCGGAGGGTGCCTTGTAGGATCAGTGGTCATCACCGATTGCGTGACGAAGCATCCGAGCGCGTTCTTTCAAGGAAAGTTCGGATTCGTACTTGCCGAACCTATTGAGTTCAGGACTCCAATACCATTCAAAGGCGCGCTCGGTTTCTTCGATATTCCTGATGATTTTCTGGTGAATAAATGATCGACTTGAAGATGTACCAGAAGCGTGTAGCGCAGCTCTACAACGATGAGCGTAAGTGGTGGCGCAAGGAACTCGAAAAGCAAGCCACCAAGGCGGGATTCGTGCTTGATGTTGCCCTGGACGAAATCTTGCCCTACACGCAAGCACAGTTCGGCAAATGGCTCTGGACACAGATTCAACTCGGGGTGATCCTTTGCCCCTACTGTGGAGCTCCGATTGACATCCTGAGCATGGAGCTAGACCACAAGACACCAAAGCGGCGGCATGGGGGTCCTGAACTCACCAACAAGCAAGTCATCTGCCGCAAGTGCAACGGCAGCAAAGGCGACTTTACCCACGAGGAGTATGTGGAGATCGTCAAGTTCATGCAAGGCCCTGGTGCCCCGTTCCGGCAGCGATTGGAAGGCGTGATGAGGAACGGCGGCATCGGGAATATGATGAGAAACTTCCCGCGCAAGGATGCGAAGGGCGTCAAGAAACCCGCGAAGCAAGAGGCTATCTACTTCGCCGAACTTCCAGAGTTTTAACCAGAAAGAGGTGATTCATGGCAGCAAAAGTGCAACCGACGAAACTGACAACGTTCTTTGAAGGGTACCGCCGCAAGGCTTTCCTAGTCCAATGGATTCAGCACTGCAACCGGGCTGGCGTCTCAACGATCAAACTCGACATGCGGCTCCCGTTGCTCAACCAGCCCGTCCTCGGGATGAACGATGAGATTGGCGAACCGTTCGGACTGATGGCGAAGAACGATTCCAAGACGGAGCGTTCAGCGATCAATGTCGAGATTGAAGGCATGACCCTGGACATTTTCTCGACTGACACCAGCAAAGACCACTGGGTATCGACAACCGGAGCCAAACTGATGAAGCTGTATCTGGCCACGGTGGGCGAGGGTGAGAAGAAGGAAGTCAACCTGCATATGGCGATCTATGTCCCGTTCACCAAAGAGATGATGGAATGGGCAGCGATCCACTTGCACAAAGACTTCTACATCGAGACGGTCTACTCCAACTCGGAATCGAAGCTGGCCTTCGCAACGGCGGATGAGACGGAACTGGTGGACGACGATACGGAAGAGGACGAGGGTCCTGAAGATGGCAAAGACGAGCCAGATCTTGACCTGGACGCCTAGGACGACATTCCGTTCGAGACGGCGCCACCCGCAGGGAAATCAGGACCCCGCGAGCTGGCCGCCTACCACCTGAACCACAACACGGATTGAACCAAACTCGCCAACTTGACAGACTTCAGTCTGATTTTTCTTGACTCCCGAACTGGCGCGAATTACCTTTAATAAGTCCCGCGCGCCAGCAACGGACCTCACCCAGAGGGTTGCTCCTCTGGTCAGGGGGCGGTAGTCCTTCACTGCCGCTCCC